CGAAATATTGGGACGATCTTGGTCTACCTTCCCCTGCACCCGCAGACCTTGATAAGCACACTCTATTCAAGAACCTTTGGGAAAACTTCTTTGATACAGCCACCACGACCTATGCCAAAAGCCGGGACGAACTGGTGGATGGGTACTACGAAAAGATTATTGACGTTGCCAGAAAATCCGGCATTGATGTAGATAGCATGCCACAGTACCAGAGGATAAGAGAATCCCTTGAAACCGCCCGAAAGTTTGACAACGCAGTCATGTGGGCTGGCGGGGAGTTCTTGAACCTGGACGAAAGCGCAAAGAAAACATTTGACGCCATTGCCAAACTTGCTAATGAATACGGCGTGGCGACATATACAGACACAGGGAAGTACAACAACAAACATATTTACAACATCCTGAAGAAATACGGGGACGCGAAACATGACACCGTATTTGAATACTCGTTTGATGAAGCAAAGAAGGCCCTTGACAATTACGCAGACGCCAAAGGGATTAATAAAATTGAGATTGTTACAGACGAAGGACTGCGGATTGGCAAAGCTGAACAAATCCTCCCAACATACAATGGGAGTGTAGCAGAAGCCACAGCGCATAACCTGAACCAACAGATGCCCAAGATCGAATCTGAATTTGACAAGATCATTAAGAGCATTGAGGATAACTGGGGCAAGGTCAAAGAAGTCCCGGATAACCCGGATCAATTCAAGGCCGTGGAAAGCTGGCTGGAAACTGCAAGAGGAAGAGTGGCAGACGCCAGAGCCGCAGCCAACGCAACAGCGGCAGCGGAACGGGATTTCATTCTTCACGACTACACACAGAAGCGCGGATTTGACAGAGCATTGGGATATGTAATGCCGTTTGAGTTCTGGTATTCCAGAACATACAGCAAGTGGGTGCAACGCGCATTTGAGAACCCCGGCGTGATTGCGGCTTACGCCAGATACCGCAGGACATTAGAGAAGGTTCACGCGGGGATGCCGGAGTGGTGGCGGTACCAGATCAACACCAATGAACTGCTTGGTCTGGATATGGAAAACCCATTGTATTTCAACCTTGAAGCCACATTGAACCCACTCAACGGACTGACAGGTGTGGACTTCAATGATCCCGGAAGAAGGCCATCCGGAAAGATTGAATGGCTTACCACGACATTGGACGAGATCAGCAAGTTTGGTCCTTCCACATGGACACCGCTTTCATGGATGACAGCATTGGCATTGTACAAAATGGGAGAAAGCGAAGCCGCAATGAAATGGGCAGGGCGAATGATCCCGGGAACGGCAGGCGTAAAAGCCGCGACACACCTGATGGGGATTGGCCCGGCAGGTGGGCTTGAACTTGACCCGTTCGTGAACTTATTGTACAAAGGCACAGATGCCTATGAGCGCAGAAGGGTTGGCCGGGCATTGGCAACAATGGTTGCTGATGGACAGATTGATGAGGCATCGGGCTATGACTCTGCTTTTTACCAGGACGATGAGAACTGGGAAATTGCCAAACGAAACGCGGCACAGGCAAGAGCATGGGGGCAGGTATCTTCATTCTTCCTTGGGGTTGGCTTCAAAGGCAGAACAGAAAGCGACATGGAGATAGACAAGTTCTATACCGATTACTACGCCACAATGGGGATGCGAGCAGACCTTACCTCACAGGAGTTCAGAGAAAGACTGGACGCCCTACGGAGTAAATACCCATTCATGGACACTGTGTTGCTTTCCCGCAAGGGTGGATACGAACGTGATACTGCTTATGCTTACGGCGTATTGGGCAGAGTACCGCCCGGACAATCCGATCAACTCGCGGAATGGGCTGGCATTGATTACCAATATTTCAACAAGTTCTACGAAGACAAAGGTAAGATTGAGAACTGGGACAAAGCAGACAGGGACACCTTCATGGCGGCCATGATGAATATTGGAACCATCCTTGACATTCCAGACGAAGCAACAACCGCGGAATGGACACAGGCAAGGAACGCTTACACCACCATGAATCAGGAAATGCAGCGTATCTTCGGGGATGACATTCTGGAAAAAGTGAATGAAATGTACCAGGCTGAAGACATGGATGGGTACATTGAAAACCACCCTGAAGTAGAGAAGGCATTGGATTGGAAGAACATTTACATGATGGAAAACCAAACCTTGATGACTTACTATAAGGGCATTGATGGAATCAACAAGTTTTATAAATCCTTTGCCAATGATCAGATCAGAGAAGAGCTTGGCAAAGGCATCTATGATATTTCAGCACAGTACAAATGGCTGAAGGATAACGGCGGGGATCATAAAGGGTTCCTGCAAGAACACCCTGAACTGAAACGGTATTGGGAAATATGGGACGAGTGGGAAGAGACTATCGCCACAGAGACTATGAAGTTTGGTACCAGACTGCCGGAAATGAAACCCGCCACAATCCGGCCAGGTGTAGAACCAAAGACCATTGGTGAGAAACAGCTATTCGAGGAGATGCAGAGAACGGAACCGCTCATCCCGTGGGAACAATGGCAAGACTTATTACCCGCCACAGAAGTCAGAAACTTTATGAGTGGCATCGAACCGGATAGAAATAGTTTACAATTATATGCAGATGTGTTAGGTTTGGATTTGGATGTGATGATAGATATGGTTAGAGAATCATTGCCGTCCAGATAAAATATGATATAGTATAAGGAGAAAGAAAATGACTGGAAACAGCAACCCGGAGAACGTGGTTAATGGACAGGAAGGACAGAGCCAGCCAAGCCCTGTCGTTTCAACCCCGCAATCATCGCCAACTTCGGGCCAACAGGAAGGCGCTTTTGTGTTCAAGAGCAAAGAGGATTTCATTCAGGCAGTTCAGGAAATCGTAACCCCGACAGTACAGTCGGTAAAAGACAGAAGGATTGCAAGAATGGAAAACGACATCTCGGACGTGAAAGAGCGACTTGCTGGTGTGAGCCGGTACAAGGAATTGTTAAGCGGTGGTTACACTGAGAAGGAAGCGTTACTGCAAATGCAACTAGACGCTGTATCATCTCAGGCGACTCCACAGACAAATCAGGTACAGGCCACAACAGTTCCGAATCAGCAGACGGCTGGCAGCCAGAGCGGTTCGGCCTCAGCGGAACAGGCTATTCTTGACGTACTTGGCATAAGCCAAAATGATCCCGGTTATTTGCAGGCGGTAGCCTCAAACAACCTGGGGAACTTTATCAAGAACAAGTTACGACCCGCCCCCTCCGGGGTTGTGAGTCAACCGTCTGGTGGTCAGATCGCATCACAAAGCAATCAGGAAGCCGTTGCCGACATTCAGCAAAAACTTCACGAAGAAATGAACAGGCAAGGTCAGAAAGACCACAAGAGAATCAAGGAGTTGAACGCACAGCTTAAGGAGGCAATGCGGTCGTAGTAAAGGAAAATTACTATGACAGCTCCTATTTACGAAGGGTTGCAGACAACCACACTCGCGGCTAACGCGATTGTAACTGCATACGTTGCCGACTACATGGAAGCGGCCCAAGAGGAAAAGCTCTACGATCAACTGGCTTTGCCGGTTGCGAATGGCTTCCCGACCGCGCCGCTTCCTGCCACCGTCACTGTAAACTTTATGGGTTCCCTTGAACCCGCAACTTCAGCCCTGCCCGAAACTACGGACATCACTCCGCAGTATTTGAAAGACGCCACCGCGACCATCAGTCCGGTGAGCCGTGGGCAGACTGTTCAGTTGACCGAACTCCTGAAGCTGGAAACCTACCTGCCTTATGAGGCCGAACACTACAAGAAATTGGGCGAAAGCATGATGCGCTCCATTGATCTTCTGGCCCAAAGCGCGGCAATTTCCGGCACCTACGATTATTCCTATGCGGCTCGCGCCAGCTTAGATGCTGGTACTGCGGCCCATCGCCTGAATCAGGCAGCCTTCAACATCGCTGAATCCCGATTGATGAACGCCCGTGTCCCCGGCTTTATGACTGGCGTTGGTAAGAACTGGGCAGCCATCATTCACCCTGACGCCTTTGTTGACCTGCGGAATGACACCTACATTCTGGCCGTTGGCGAATACCAGAAGGCTGAGATCATCCTCAACAACGAGCTTGGTTCTCTTGGCCGGTTCCGCATCGCAGTCAGCCCGTTTGCGAAAGTGTTTGGCGCGGCTGGTGCTGATAACGGCACTGCCATTGCCACCACATTGGGCGCGGCAGCCGACTCCCTTGACACCACCATCACCGTTGCCTCTGCTTCAAGCATGGCCGAAGGTATGAAGCTGGTGATCGGCACCGAAGAAACCGCATCGACCTACTACCCGACCAACGAAGAAGTCCGCATTGCTTCTATCAGCGGCACCACAATTACCATCATCGGGTCTGGCGAAAACGGTGGGCTGAAATGGCCGCACGCTTCTGGCGCGGCAGTACGAAACGCGGACAACGTTTATCCGTGTGTGTTTGGTGGGCCTGGCTCACTGGCGAAAGTCTACGCTTCCAGCGTGGGCGAGTTCGGCCAGGTGGTTGGTCCAATCACAGTTGACTCCCTAGGTTGGAAGTGGTACGGCAACTACAGTCGGCTGAAAGAGAATGGCATCTTCCGCATTGAAGTTGCCAGCTCGTTAGAGGCATAAGGAGGTATGAAATGACAGTCGGAAATCACACCTGGTCTGCCGGTGCTGTGCCTCTGCGCGGCGAATCTGAAATCGAGCAGTTGACCGCTGCTACTGACATCCTCACCATTACCGGCGCGGCTTCGCAGTCCGGCGACTTCCTGGTCTGCCGGAACAGTTCTGGCACAGAAAAGTTTGTGGTGGACAAGGACGGTGACGTGAGTGCGGCAACGCTTACCGTTACTGGTATCCTTGCCGCTGGCGTAGTCCAGACTTTAGATAATGGCACAACTGCCCCGACAACCGCAGAGCTGACCGTAGATGGTCAGATGGCTGTGGCCGTCGTTGGCACAACCTCCCGGTTATACTTCCGGGTTGGTGACGCGATCAAGTACGCTGACGGCGCGTAAACTCAATTCACTTTAGACTAAGCGGAGGCTTCGGCTTCCGCTTTTTATTTAAATTGGTACTTGCAAAATAAACAAAGATGTGTATAATAGAATACATAAGCGGTAACAGCGTGAGAACGCATTGATTGTAATGAGCAACGGCAAAGAGGCTGGAAACCTCCTAGCGGTACGCAGCGGTTCAAACCGAACAGGTCTCTGGTGGCAAAGAGAAGTATCAAAAGTTCCTTGAAAACCTAACGGAGGTATGAGATGTTGCGCAATGGCATACCCCACGCCGGGCGAACTACCAATAATCAGCAATCAATTCCAGTTACCGCAAATATTGGCGGTAAACATCCGGCGGACTTAGGGACGCCATGCTATAGGCTCCACGCCCGAAAGTGCCGAAAGGAGATGCCGGATCAAGTAGCAGCCCGAAAGGGTCCGCAGCGGTAAAGGCGTGGGAACACGCAGCGAAGCCACAGGCGATTGTGAGAGTGCAAAAATCTGTCTGACGCATATAGCAAAGCGTATTTGCACATACGTAGAGCAACGGCGCGTAGAGCTAAAATATATCAGAGAACACAATCATCCGGTTCGAATCCGGATTACCGCACATGCCAATGTGAGGCCGTTAGTAACTGGAAAGGCGGTGGGTGTTAGCGGTTGATCTGGGTGACGCTAACAGAACGAGTTGAGCCAGCAACGCCCCGAAGTGCCCAGACGAGAAAGCGGCCATTAATACGGATGAAGTGCAGAGAGGCCACTGGCACGCCTCTCCGAAAAAGAAAGAACACCCCCAAATGACAACCGGGGGTGTTCTGCTTTTAATGTATAATTATATTTACAGGAGGATACTATGAAAATCATTTGGCACAGCGTAGCACCATTCAATCTGACAGGGTACGGGGTGCAGACAAGAGAGTGGGTAAGACGGTTGATGAAAGCAGGACATGACGTATGGATCATTCCCAACACACAGACACATTACGCGGCATCATTCGGATGGGGCAGGTTCAAATTCCTGCCACCGGGATTGCTGAAGCATGGCGTGGATGGGGTGATTGACTGGTCGAAACGAGAGAACCCGGACATGGTGATCACATTGATGGACGCGCACGAACTCAACCCGGACTTTGGGAAGAACGTGCCAAACTGGTATCCGATGTTTCCATTAGACCATGACACGTTACCTGACGTGGCAAAGGTACACATGCCTTATTGCGCGAGACCACTTGCAATGAGCAGGACAGGCTTTGACCAACTGAAAGAGGGTGGGTATAACCCTGTATTATTACGGCATGGCGTGGATTGCAGAGTATTCAAACCATCCGAACCGCTG